ATTACGGCGGCCAGTTCAAGAGGCCGCTCAAGGTGACGCCGGGCAAGCCGGACGACAATGTCTTGATCAACCACTGCCGGCGCATCGTGGATAAGGGGGTCAGCTTTCTGATGGGCCAGGAGGTAGTCTTCCAACTCACCGAGGGCCAGAAGACCGCCAATGAGAAGGCGCTGGATGAGGTGTGGACGGACAATCACAAGATGTCCCTGCTACACGATATCGCCCTGAATGGGGGGGTCTGCGGCACCTACCACATCCAGATCATGCCCGACAAGGAGCGAGCGAGCGGGGTCCGGCTGGTCAATCTCTACCCTGGGATGGTTTTCCCGGAGTGGAACCCCAACGATGTGGACGATGTGTGGGTCTACCAGCTTCGCTGGCGTTCAGAGGATGGCAAAGTCAAACGCACGATCTGGACGCTGCGCGAAGATGGGAAAACGTGGGAGTTCTTCGAGGAGGTGATGTCCGGCAGGGGGCGATGGGTCAAGGAGGGCGCGTCGGGGATCTGGGAATACAGTTGGTGCCCGATCATCAGCGGCAAGAACCTGCCCAACCCCAACAACTTTTTCGGCCTATCCGACCTGGAGGATGCCGATCTGAACGACGCGGTAAACTTCGTGGCTTCGAACATGAACCGTATCACCCGGCTATACGGCCATCCGGTGCCCTGGGGCTTCGGTTTCTCGCAGAAGGAACTGTCCGTGGAACCCGGCAAGGCGGTGCTGACCAACAACGAGAAAGCGAACCTGCAGTACCTGCAGATGACCAGCGACATGGGCAATAGCCTGGGCCTCTTGCAGCGGTACACCACAGATTTCTACAAAACCGCCAGGGTGCCGGAAATGGATCCGTCGCTGATGACCCTGGGGGCGCAGTCGGGATTCGCCTTGCGGGTGCTGTACGGCGACCTGATTGAGAAAACAACCACCAAGCAGCTACTCTACGGCGATGCGTTGGTGGAACTGAACCGGCGGATCCTGGACTTCCGGGGAAAAGGGGACGACAAGATCGTCACCGTCCACTGGAAAGACCCCCTACCCCCCGACGAGCGCAGCGAGATCGCGGCGCTGCAGTTCGACATGCAGGCCGAGTTATGCAGCAAAGAAACGGCCAGCGAGAAGCGGGGTTACGACTTCGAGACCGAGAATACGCGGCTGGAGGAGGAACAGCAGGGCAAGTTGAACCTGGGCGAGGCGCTGCTCACCGGCTTCAACCAGGGCAAGAACCTGGGGATCCCGCAGAAGGCGCCGGCGCAGGCGGCGCCGGCTATCCCCCCTGAAGCCCAGGCCCCGGCGGCGATGCAGGCCGCAGGAGTCGGCACTCTTAGTGCCGCTGCGGCTGAATGACGGATTCTCTGCCGGCGCCGATCATCCAGGCCATTACCGGGGCCAGGGCGCTCTTGTTGCGGCGCGACATGGAGTCGGCGACCCGCTTGGTGCAGACCTATGGCCAGATCTGGGTGCGACTGCAGCAGCAACTCAAGACCGTGGAGGATGCTATCGCCGCCGGGCGCGACCAGCAGTACCTGAAGGTGCGGGTGCTGGCGCTGGCCAAGCAGGTGGAAGACGAGGTGGCCCGCTACGCGATCTATGCCGATCAGGAGGTGGCCAACCAGGTGCAGGCATCCATTGGGCAGGGGCTGGGGGACGCGGCGAATGCGGTGCAGGCCCGCCTGTGGCCCCACGGAGCCGCAGTGATCCAGGCCATGTGGCACAATCTGCCCGCCGACGCCGTGGAGATGATGCTGGGGATGACTGGGACAAGCTCGCCCCTGTACGCGCGCATGACCGAGAGGCTGGGAGCGAGCGTCGCCGACGGGGTGCGGAAGGGGCTGACGGAGGGGATCGCATTGGGCTACAACCCGGTGAAGATCCAGAATCGGCTCCGGCAAACGCTGGGTCAGGGCCTCACCTGGTCGCTCTCAGCGACGCGCACGGCGCAGTTGTGGGCCTACCGCGAGGCAACCAGGGCCGGCTACCTGGCCAACGGCGATATCGTTTCTACCTGGAGTTGGCATGCTGCGCTGGATGGCAGAACTTGTCTCTCCTGTTGGGCGAAGCACGGCACGGTTCATCTGCTATCCGAGCCGCTCAACGACCACTGGTGCGGGCGCTGCGCGGCGATCCCCAACACCAGGTCGTGGGCGGAGTTGGGGTTTGAGGGGATCCCGGAGACGGCGGCGGAGATCGAGCCGGGGGAACAAGTGTTCGCCAGACTGGACGAGCAGACCCAGCGGCAGTTGATGGGCGAGTCCATGTGGAAGGCGTGGAAGGACGGCGCCTTCCAGTTCTCTGACTTGAGCACGCCCTATCAGGACGAGGTCTATGGCGAGATGTGGACTGAGGCGTCCCTGAAGGGGATCTTGGGGGAGAAGGCCAAGGACTATTACAAGCAGAAAGAGGCAGCGTAATGGCAAAGAAAGCTAAGAACGGTTTCTGGATCAGTAAGGCGATATCCCGGCCCGGCGCCCTCAAGAAGGCGCTGGGGGTCAAGGAAGGGAAAAAGATCCCGGCCAAGAAGCTGAAGATCAAGAAGGGCGACACGCTCCTTATGAAGCGGCGCAAGAACCTGGCCAAGACTCTGAAGAAAATCAGTGGGTGACGCGACGCAGCGCCTATTGTGCCAGGTTGAGGGATGTGGTACAATAGGGATGAACCGATTGGAGCTATGGGCCTTTTTCTGGCCGGCGATCCGACTCTTAGACGCTTTGACCGGGCGATGAGTACGGGTACAAGGAGAGAGAGATGATGGGAGAGTACAAGGCTTGGGTGGAGCGCGACCTGCCGGCGGATGGTTGGAACATCTGGATCTATCGCCGGTTGGCTCCCGGCAAGATCGAGATGATTTATCCAGGCAGCAATTCGACTTACCGGCTGGCGACACTGGATGCGGACGTGACATCGGAGCAATTCACTGAGCCGTCGCTATGGATCCCTTACTGTGCGGGAGAGTCGCTGCTCGAGGCCCTGGCCTCAGCGGTCAAGCCGTTGACGCTGCGGGAGGATCCCTACGTGAAGTGCCTGCTGGAGCGCATTGCCGACCTGAAGGCGCACGTCAAGGATCTGCGTGAGGTCTGTGAGATTGGCCTTTACGATGCCAAGTTTACTAAGGCCGACGTCGAGGGCAAACTCGATATCGTGCTTGACCCGGATCTTTCCCTGCCGGGGGAGGGGGTGCTGAGGGATAGCGGCAAGAAGGTGAGGCGTAATGCCTGAGATGATCGTCACCGCCGCAGAACTGACCCAGCCCAAGACGGTGACCCTGGCGCAACTGCGCCGGGTGCTGCTGCCCTATTGCATGGGCTGGAGTTGGGCGGAAGATGCGATCAACGATCTGTGGTTGAAGGGTTGCCCGATGCCCTACTGCGGGCCGGGGGTAGAAGAGGTACGGATCCTTCTGCCGGGCCAGTTCCGCATGTGGTGGGCCGAGGTGCAGCAACGAATCGGGTATGAAGTGGCCGCCGAGGTGATGTATGTCGAGGCGATCCACGCGGCACACTAGTGCCGCACCGTCGCCGGGTTAACGGGCGCGATCTACTGGCCGGGAAACCGGCCCCTGCCGCCGAGGTTCCGGGCGCTGCGGCACGAATAGTGCCGGTTAAGGAGCAGGATGTTTCAGAAGCAGTTGTGGTACATGCTGGCCCCTGATGGGGGCGGCGCCGCTGGCGGCACGCCGCCGGCAACACCGCCGGTAACGCCACCGGCTGGGACTGGATCGGGCACACCCCCGCCGCCGGGGACAGGTAGAGAGAGTACTCTCTCTACTGTAACGGGCGCGACGCCTCCTGTCCAGACCCCGCCTGTCGAACCCACGCCGCCAGCACCTCCTGCGGGCAAGACGATGACCCAGGAGGAGTTCAACACGGCGTTGGCGGCCCGGCTGAAGAAGTACGCCGACTATGACGATCTGAAAAAGGCGGCGGACAAGTACAAGGTCATCGAGGACGCCAACAAAACGGAACTGGAAAAAGAGCGGGAGAAGGTTGCCCAGGCACAGACCGCAGCGGCCCAGGCACAGACGAAGGCGACGCAGTTAGAGGCTCAGGCGCGCGAGAGCACGCTCAGGGGGGCGGTGATCGCGGAAGCCGCGAAACAGGGGTTCGCTGACCCGATGGATGCCTACAAACTGCTGGATATGGCCAAGATGGGGTTGGGGGAGGACGGGACGGTGAAGGGGCTGACCGAGGCCCTTACGGCCCTGGCCACCGCCAAGCCGTATCTGCGCCAGAAGAATGCCCTGGTCGTGCCACCGGCCAATCCCTCCCGCGATAGTGGCTCTCAGGAACGGACGGACGAAGACCGCCGCCGGGATTATTTCGGCGGGGGCCGCACCGACTTCTGGAATCCAGAGGGCCGGAAGTAAGAGGAAAACATGGCCACAGGTATCACCAAGGTTTCGGATCTCAACAGTCTTTACAACGCGATCTTCGAGGACGCGATCTTCGTGGCTCGTGAATCCAACATCATGACCGGCCTGGTCAGCACGTTCACTGGCAAGGGCATGATGACCCGCACCTTCACCACGCGCCCGCAGATCTCGGCTACAGTGAAGGCGGAGGGCGAGGACTTTGTCACCCCGATCAAGTTCGGGAAAGCCAGCGTGGGCACGCTGACCCCGGCGACGGTGTTCGCGCAGTCTCTGCTGACCGACGAGGACTTGGACACCGACCCGGAGAATGCCAAAGCGCAGTGCGCCACGGAGCTGGGCAACGCCATCTCCACCAAGATTGACAGGGATATGTGCGCCGACTTCGCCAGCCTGGCCACGGACAAAGGCCCCGGCGCGTCGGGCACGGCGACCATCGCCAAGTTCGCCACGGCGATTGCGGTCCTCCGCAATGCGCTTTGCCCCAACCCGATCCAGATCGTCCTGCATCCTTACTGCTGGTTCGACATCTGGAGCGAGTTAGGCCAGCCCGCGGCCACCAAGGCGCTGCTGGGCGACCTGGCCAGCCAGGCACTCAAGGACTTCTATGTGGGCGACTGGCTGCTGGCGAACTGGTACGTCTCGGCCAACATCGTGCCCAGCGGCACCGATGCGGTGTCGTGCATCTTCAACCCGCAGTCGCTGGCTTTCGACAGCCGCCAACCGCCGGAGTCGGAGCCGGAGCGTGACGCTTCGCGCAAGGCGACCGAGTTGAACATCAGCGCGATCTACGCGCATGGCCTGGGCCGCCGGCCCACCTGGGGCGTGAAGTACACCAGCGACGTCACTGAGCCGAGCTAAACCGACCCAGCCGTGCGACTTAATCAGGCCGCGGGGGGAACCCCGCGGCCCAGTTGGAGGTAAACTACCATGCATCAAGGACTTCTGCGCTTCTCGCAGGTGGTGTCCCTGGATTACGACCCCGCTGCGGACGATGTGATCCCGATCTGGCGCGCGCCCAAGGCGTGCGTGCTGCGCGGGGCCTATGCCACAGTGGTCAACGACGTGGCTGCGAGCACGGCGAACTACTTCGCCGCGCAGCTCAAGAACGTCGGCGCTGCCGGCGCCGGGACGACGCTACTCGGTTCTATCGCTGGCGGCACAGCAGGTTGGACCAGTCTTGTGCCCAAGACACTGCTGGCGGAGACCGACACTGCCGTGAACGTGGCCGAGGGAGACGTGATCGCCCTGAACTACAACGAGGAAGGCACGGGCACTTTCGTGCTGCTTTCCGTGCAACTCGACGTGACTTTCTAGGGTCAAGCCGGGGAGGAGAGAGAGTACTCTCTCTCCGGCTCCTTACTATCGGGGGGCTGTTGGCAGAGTCCTCTCTCTTTCCTCCTTGCTCACCAACTTGCCCCCCGGCTCTAGGAGAGAGAGCACAATGAGAATCCTTTTTTCCGCAAATGCCCTTTGGAGCCATACCGGGTACGGAATCCAGGGCAAGTACCTGCTGCCGAGGCTCAAGGATCTGGGGCATGAAGTGGCCCAGTTCGCGTGGTACGGCCTGCAAGGGGCCAAGATAGACGCTGGGGGGTTGATTATGTACCCCTGCCTGCACGACCCTTGGGGGAGCGATATCATTGGGGGGCACGTTCATAACTTCCAGGCCGAGTTGGTGATCAGCCTGCAAGACATCTGGGTGCTCCCGCCGGACTACCACACGCGCTTCAAGGCTCTGTGGGCGCCGTGGTTCCCAGTGGATCACAAACCGATCCCGCCGCGCGTCGCGGAGATGGCCAAGACTGCAGACTATCCGCTGGTATACTCCAAGTTTGGCCTGGAGGAGGCCCGCAAGGCGGGGATCGAGAACGTCCACTACATCCCGCACGGCGTGGATACCAAGGTGTACTGCCCCGGTGACAAGGCCGGGGCGCGGCTGAAACTGGGGCTGCCCAAGGACGCCTACATCGTGGACATGGTCGCGGCCAATAAGGGGTTCCCGTCGCGCAAGGCGCTGTGCGAGAACATCCTGGGGTTCAAGCGCTTTCGGGACAAGCACCCGGACGCTTTCCTGTACCTGCACATGGAGATGACCGGGATGGACGATGGCGTGAACTTGTTGGCCTATACCGAGGTGATCGGCCTGCCAAAAGATGCTTTCAAGTATGTGCCGCAGTATCACTACCTGATGGGCCTGCCCGAAACCTACCTGGCTGACGTATACCGCGCCTCGGACGTTCACTTAGCCGCGGCCTGCGCGGAGGGGTTTGGGATCCCCATCCTGGAGGCGGAAGCCTGTGGGACGCCAGTGATCACCACGAACTGGACGAGCATGCCGGAGTTGACCTGGGCGGGGATCGCCATAGAGCCTTATCAACTGACTTATACCCCGCTGGGGAGTTGGATTGCGGCCATCTCCGTGGACGCGGTGCGCGAGGCCCTGGAAGAGATCTTCCGCTGGGGCGATAAGGCCAAACTGAAGAAATGCGCGTTCGCGGTCAAGCAGGCGCAGGAGTACGACTGGGATAAGGTGGCGCGAGACTACTGGGGGCCGTTCCTGGCCGGCGTCGAGCAGGAAAGGGGCTTTAGCTCGCAGAAACGCCTCTATGAGACCATCGCCCGGCGCGACGCGGAGATGGTACGGAGCGAGGCGGATCGTTGGTACAACCTGGGGCGGCACAACCTGGCGATGTTCATGACGGGTCATCTCGATGTCCAACGCATGGTGGACTTGGGTTGTGCCGAAGGGCAGTTCCTGCAGGCAGTGGCCCCAGTGCTCAAGTGGAGGATGGAGGGGGTGGATATCTCTGAGACGCGCATCGTCGAAGCCCGTAAGGCCCTGGGCGATAAGGCCCGATTGGTGGTCGGGGATGCATTGACTGTCGGCGATGACGGGGCCTACGACCTGGTAGTGGCGATGGAGTTGATCGAGCACGTCCCCGACCCGCAGGCGCTGCTGGCCAATATCTACCGCATCCTGGTTCCGGGCGGGCACGCGCTGATCGCCACGCCGAACGACCCCGATGGGAAGATGGTGGATGGGGAGGAACACCTGCGGGGCTACGACTTCGACAGCCTGGCGAAAGCGGTGGACGATGCTGGGTTCCTGCGCCGCGAGTGGCGCAGCACGCCGCCGGGGATCTTCGGCAAGGACGGGCTGCTGGCGCACCCGGAGACGCTCGACGAGTTCACGAAACGCAGGGATTGGGATGTGGCCGAAGGATCCAACCTGTACGTGCTGCTACAGAAACCGGAGGCCGCATGAACGACGTCGCAGTGATCACGGCGCGGGACGAGGAGGCGACGATCTTCCCCCTGGTCAAGGCCCTGCGAGGGTTGGGGTTCTTGGTGTTGGTCTGCGACGACGCCTCTACGGACCGCACGCGGCGGTTCGCTGAGGATGCCGGAGCGCATGTGCGCCACCACGACACGCGCAAAGGGATCGCCCGCAGCCTGGTAGATCTGTGGTGGGATGCCATCAACCTGCACGGGGCGCAACGCCTGGTGCAACTCGACGCAGGAATGTCGCACAACCCCGCAGACGCCATAGGGCTGTTGGCGATGCTCGACCTGGGCGGGGATGTGGCCATCGGATCTCGCTTCTGCCCCTTCGGACATTACCTGGGCGGATCGCTGCTACGGCGCCTGGGCAGCCGGGCGATGACTGCGCTCTGCAACCTGGCGATGGGCACCAAGTTCTCGGACTGGTCGAGCGGCTACCGGGCGTTCACCCGAAAGGCGCTGATCAAGCTGATCAAGGGCCAGTACTTTGCCCAGGGGCACGCCTGGCAGATGGAGGTGCTCTCCAGGGCGGTGGAGGCGGAACTGCGGATCGTCGAGTTCCCCATCGTCTACTACGCCGGGACGAGTAGTCTGCACTTGAGCGGAGTGCTCGAGGCAGTCAACGTGTGGTTGCAGATCTTCCTCAACCGCAAAGCCAGGGGGCAGGGATGATCTGGGACTGCTTCATGTTTCTGCACGAGTTCGACCTGTTGGAGATCCGCCTGCGCGAGTTAGAGGATGTGGTAGATCGTTTCGTGATCGTGGAGGCCACGGAGACGTTTTCGGGACTGCCGAAGCCGCTTTACTTCGCCGAGAACCGGGCACGCTATGCCCGGTGGGACGAGCGGTTTGTACATGTGATGGTGGATCGTTTCCCTCCCGGCTGCATCTTGTTCTGCCGGGATCGCTACCAACGGGACGCCTGCATGCACGGCCTGGGGGACGCCAACCCCGCAGACACAGTGTTGATCAGCGACCTGGACGAGATACCCCGCGCGGATCTCGTATCGGCCCTGGGAGACTTCAAAGGCATGGTCACCTTCATGATCCCACTCAGCTTCTACAAGTTCAACTGCCGGGCGATCCACATGGACTGGCCGGGCACGCGGGCTGTTCGGCGGCGCGACCTGGTGCGCCCGCAGGCCACAAGGGAGACCCTGGGCGATATTCATCTGAGCGACGCCGGATGGCACTTCACCTACTTGGGCGACGCCAAGTTCATCCAGGAGAAGGTTCGGGCCTACTCGCACCAGGAGGTCAATAGCCCGGCTTATATCAACACTGAGCGCCTGCAGGAGTGCATTCGAGAGGGGCGTGACTGGGGCGAGGCCGGGTTAAAGTTCGCGTTCGTGCCGTTTGACGCGACCTTCCCCCGCTTCGTGGTCGAGAACCGCGAGCGATTCGCGCAGTATATCGCGGAGGTGCCATGACGCGCCTGGCGGTGGCCGTATTGACCTACAACCGCCTCGCTATGCTTACTCAGACCCTGAGCAGCCTGGGCGCGGGGTTGTACCGCGCCGAACCACAGATCGAGTGGCATCTCACCGTGGTGGATAATGGCTCCCACGACGGCACCCAGGATTGGGTGGCCGAGATGCCGGCGGGTTACTGCAACCGGGACGGGAATGCCACCGTGGGGCACGGGATGAACCTGGCGATCAACCGCGCATTGCAGTGGAAGCCCGACGTCGTGCTCTTTACGGCAGACGATTACCGCTATGTGGCCAGTTGGGCAGACAAACTGGCTGTTTTCTGGGGCGATGCGCCAGCAGAGGTGGCCCTGGTCTGCTGCAACCTGGAGCCGGATTACGACTGGAATAAGCCATCCGGGGTCATCGAGGCCGGCGGGCAGCGGGCGCTGGCGCGGGCCAGTGTGCCGGGCAGCAACTGGAGCTTCCGGGCCAAGGACTGGCCGGCCATCGGCCCTCTGGCGGAGACGACCGGCGGCGAGGACTTGGCGGTCTGCAAGCGGTTGCGCGAACAAGGCAGGGTGCTGTGCGCCCTGGACCTGACCGAGCATATCGGGGAGCGGGCCAGCGTCTGGGGGAACGGATCCTGGCGCGTCGCCAGACCCTTGGATCGGGAGAGGTGGGGGATATGAGCATTCGCGCTGGGATAGCCAACCTGATCACCCGCCTGCGGCGGATGATAGACGATTCCACTGCGGCGGTCTGGACCGACGACGAGCTGCAGGAGATGCTGGATGCTCATATGGAGGAGATCTTTGGGTCTCACCTGGCGCCGGTCTCCAAGTATGTCAACGGGACGATCATGTACAAGACGTTCCTCTGTGCCTACGGCGATCTGGAGGACTGGTTCTCTGGGGAGGACTACTGGCGGATCTACGATTCCGCCGGCTCGACCATCGGCACCTCGACGTACAGTGTCAACTATATCACGGGGCGGGTGACTTTTACCGCTAACCAGGAGGGGTCTGCCCGTTACCTGGACGCCCGGCGATACGACCTGAACGGGGCCGCGGGCCAGGCGTGGCGCGAGAGGATGGGCCTACAGTCCAGCAAATACTCCTTCGGGGCGGACGGGGCCTCGTATAGCCGCTCTAACTGGTTCGACCACTGCGAGCGCATGGCCGCCAAGTATGAGCAGAAGTCGTGGGCGATCACCGTGAACTGGGAGCGCAACGATGGTAACGTTTGACGCTGTGGAACTGGCTGGGTTCCGCGACGAGGCTGAGATGTACCTGCCCGATTCTTGCCAGGTGCTGCGGCCTACCCGCTCCAAGGACGCCGTGGGCACTTGGGTAACGGTGGGTACGGCAGTGGCCCACACTTATGATTGTCGGCTCAAGGCCGGCTCGCCGCGGGAGTTCACTGTGGGCGAGCAGTTGGCTGGGGAGGTATTGTGGACGCTGGCCCTGCCCTACGACGCTGATGTGTTGCACGACGACATGCTCCTGGTGAGTGGGCACGACTTGCGGATCGTGGGCGCGGCCAGCGGGGGGAGCTACGTCTCGGCCCTGCGCCTTGTCTGCCGGGAGATGCTGTAATGGCCAAAGATCTCAAGTTCACCCTGGTTTACAATAACCTGCCGGCGCTGGATCGGCAATCCAGGAGGCTTGCCGGGCAGGTGGTGGCCAAGGCGGCGATGGACATCGAGGCCCACGTCAAGCAAAGTATGACGGGGCCAAAACATGGCAGCATGTACATCTTGTGGGGCGGCGCGATGCACGTGGCATCTGCGCCCGGTGAGGCCCCGGCGATAGTTACCGGAGCGTTGTACAACGCCACCAGGGCCATCCCCAAAGGCGAAATGGAGTGGTGGGTGGTGATGGGGACTGAGTATGCACTGCACCTGGAACTGGGCACGCGGCGGATGGCCGCCAGGCCATCGTTGGGGCCGGCGGTAGAGTACGTCAAGCCCTCGTTCATGCAGGCAATGGGCATGATTTGCTCCGGGGCGGGGAGGTTCTAATGGAAGAGGTCATCACTGGGATTGTGGCCGCACTGAAGGCGGGCACGGCGCTGATGGCCCGCATCTCCGATGTCTATATGGGGGTCGGGCCGGGGACAGCGCCCTATCCCTTCGTGACCGTCAGTTTCTACACTGGGGCGGATCGGGCATTGATCTCCGGGGGCTGGCACGATCAGACTTACACGGTCAAGTGCGTGGACAAAAACTCCTCGGTCCTGCCTGCGTTGCAGGTGCAGGGATTGATTGACCTGACTTTGACCAAGACTGCGGCGACGATCTCTGGCCACACCACGCTCTGGCTGCGGCGGGTAACGCCCATCGAGTACCAGGAGGTGGATGGCGAGGACCTTTACTGGCATTGCGGCGGCAACTATCGCATCACATTGATTTGAGTGGAGGGAACACGAAATGCCTACTGGCGAGAGTTCACTGAGTTACATCGGTTTTGGGACAGACGGGACCGCCTGGACCAGCCTGGCAGCGTATGTGGCTACACTGCGCGTAGGCGGCGGGCAACGCAAGGTGGGGGAGTTTATCAGTGTGGCAGCCGATTCGCCGACCATCGCTAAGGGGCGCATGGAATCGTACGAGATGACCTTCCGGTTGCTGTTCACCGACGGGACGACTGAGCCGTATAGCGTCCTGCGCGGCTACCACCTAGGCGGCTCGCTGATCTACATGCGTTGGAGCTACAACGCGGCCACGGCGAACTACTGGAAGGCGCAGGGCTACCTGCGGGACGTACCGCTGCCCGACATCTCGTCGGAGTCGGCGGACCCGATCACTGCCGAGGTGATCTTCCGCGCACCGACTCTGATCCCGGTGGGTGTGGTCTGACCCTGAGTAACAAGGAGAGAGAGAATGCCTCAGATCTTGATTGACCGAGTGGATTCGGCCTCGGTACAGGGGGAGGGCAGTTATGTGCTGCTCAAGAAGATGACCCACGGCGAGGTCAAAACCTTTAACAGGGCGATGGCCGCAGCGGCAAAGTCAGAGGACGAGACGCCGCTACAGATCATCATTCGCACGCAGGTCATGGAGTGGAATTGGAGCGATGCCGAGGGCGTTGCCTTCCCCCTGCCCAAGGACGAACCGGAGATCCTGGAGCGGTTGACCGAGGCGGAGCTGCTGTTCCTGACCCAGTCCATCATGGGGGTTAGCTCAGCCAAGTCAAAAAACTGAAGTTGTGGCTGACGGAGTACCTGTATTTCGGGACACGCCCGCCACCGCCGGAGTACATTGACCTGGTACTCTGCCGCGATGTGTACCACTGCCGGCCCAGCGAGTTGGACGAGGAGGACGCGACGGTTCTGGCGCAGCACATGCTACTGTTGGAGATCGAGAACAAGTGGTTGGAGAAACAACGAGAAGCCCCCTCGAAAGGGCAGGGTGACCTGTGAATCAAGAGATCGCTCGGTTACACGCTACAGTCGGCGCGGATACCAACGAGCTACACTCGAAGCTGAATCTGGCCAGCCGAGGGATTGACACCTTCCGGCGCGAGACTGAGTCGGCCGGGTCGGGCATCCAGTCCTTCTTCGACCGCGTCGCCTCCACGGCCGGCGGCGTGATCGCCGCCAACCTGTTCAACCAACTGACCAACCAGGTCACGAATTTCGTCAAGAGCGCCATCGCGGCAACCGCTGAGTTGCAGTACATGGAGATCGGGATCACCGGCCTCCTGGCGCGGGAGATCTCCAAGGGGGAGCTGGTCACTGAGACCTATACGGTGATGGCCGGGGCCACGGCGAAGCAGTCTAAGGCCAACGACAAGCTGATGGAAACCCAGGCCAACCTGAACCTGAAGATCACTGACTATGGCGAGCACTTGGCCATTGCCCAGCAGAAACTCGTTGAGCTAGGCGGCAAGAAAAAGGTCGCTGTGAGCCAGTGGATGTCGGCGCAGCACGCCGTGGAGAGCTACGATACCAAGCTCAAGGTGGCGCTGGGCGACCTGGACATCGCCAAAGAGAAACTGACCGATCATGCGGCGGCGACGTATGCCGTCTCCACGGCCACCCGCCAAATGTACATCAACCAGACGACCATCTCCGAAGCCTACCCCATTGCCCAGGCGCGAGCCAAAGAGTTGATGAACGAGCTGGCGCGGTTGGCCATCGTCTCTCCCTACCAGGTGGAGATGGTCAACTCCACCTTCAAGCTCGCCATGACCTTCGGCTATACGTCCAAGGAGGCGATGTCGTTCACCAAGGCCATCCTGAACGTGGCCGCCGGGACGGGCGCGACCAACGAGATGCTGCACCGCATGGCCTACAACTTCGCGCAGATCCGCATGGTCGGCTCAGTGACCAAGATGGATATGCGCCAGTTGGCGATGGCCGGCTTCGATCTCAGCGCCGTGCTGGAGTATACCGGGAAGAAGTACGGCATCCTGATCAAGGATCACCTCGACTTCAACAAGGCTATCGCCTCCGGCAAGATCACCTGGCAGCAGTTCACTGAGGCGTTCGCCGAGTACGCCGATGTCAACTTCGGCGGGGCCTCCGAGCGCATGGCCACCACGTTGATGGGCCTGCAGAGCACCTTCAAAGACATCTTCGCCCTGACGATGCCCCAGATCCTGCGCCCAGCGATGGAGCAGGTCAACGAGCGGTTGAGCACGATGCTCAACCTGTTCCTGGATGTACGCGACAGCGGCGTGCTGGAGACGTGGGGCGTGCAACTGGGTGTGGGGGTGAAAAACGCGCTCGCGCCCGTGGATCGCGTTCTGAAAACTGTCCAGACCTTCCGCGACCTCCAGGCAAACCTCAAGATTGAAGGTCTCCCCACTGATCTGCGTTACCAGATGCAGGCGGAAATGGAAAAAATAAGCGGGGGGATGGGTGTCCCCGGCGTGTTGGCCATCGCCCTTTTCGGTGACGAGACCGGGGGAAAGATCATCACTGGGATGAAGTGGATCAAGACGCACCTGCAGGATATCAAGGCGGTGGTCATCGGTTTCGGGACGGTGTTTGCCGGGCTGAAGATCGCGAGCATCCTGGGGGCGCTGATCACCACCTTCGGGGCCCTGGCCAGCCCCATTGCCCTGTTGATTATCCTCTCCGGCCTGCTGGTGGCGGCCTATATCCGCGATTGGGGCGGGATCCGCACGGCGGTGAGCGGGTTCTGGGAAAAGACCGGCAAGCCAGTGTTCACTCAGATCGTGGACTGGGCCAAGATCAAGATCCCGGAGGCGATGAAGGGGATCAAAGAGAAGTGGGACGAGTTGTATTCCTGGGCGGGTGACTTCTGGGGGCGGATGAAGTCTGCTTACCAGGCCGAGGGCGTCCAGGGGGTGATTGACGTCGTTTGGGTCGAGGCCCAAAGGATCGGCGGGGAGATCATCCGGGGCATTCGAGAGAAGATCGTCGAGGTCTGGCCCACAGTGAGCGCCAAGTTCTCCGAGTTGGGCGCGCAGATCCCAGCGATGATCCAGATCTGGTGGAAGGGCACAGAGATCCCCGGCGAGTTCGGGATGATCAAGACCCCCGGCATGCAGGAGAAAATGACCGTGATGGGTAACCAACTCGGCGAGTGGCTGGTGCAGGGGATGACCGACTTCTCCAAGTGGGCTGAGCAGATCGCCACGTCATTCAAGATCTGGGCCACCAGCGAAACGGTGAAGGCGGGGGCCAAGACGGCAGGGACGGATGTGGGCAATCTGCTGATGGACGCAGTAGATGCACTCATTGGCTCCGAGGGCACGCAAACGACGACGTCATTGGCCTTCAAGAACCACCTGCTGACGGCGGCGGAGACCGCCGGAGAGGCTACGGCGGAGTTGTTCCAGAAGTTTGACGAAGGTTTCACCAAGGCGGTTTTCAAGAAGACCTTCGGCTTGTCGGAGGAGCAGTTGGATGAGGTCAATCGGATTTCGGCGAAGTCCCTGGAAAAGAAGGGAGGGGGCTTTATCATGGGTCTGGAGGAGAGTCCCGTCGTGACGGCGGCTATAGTGGCTGCGGCCAACAAGCACGGCGGCCTCTTCACGGAAGTGATGGAGGAAAACCTGGCTGATATTGGGGAAAACTGGAACACGTCCAGCCTCAATACCGCGGCCAAAACGGCGGGGACAGATGCTGGTTCGGCTCTGATAGACGCGCTGATCGCCAGTGGTGACATAAAGACGGCCAACGAGCTGGTGGCGGCGGCAGACCGGTGGGCGGCACTGATCCAGGCAACTCTTGATAAGCACCCCATCAACTTCAACATTAACGCGCCTGGAATGCAAGAGTTCCTGAAGGAGCGCACCGGGGGGCAGTATGGGCAATCTGTCCCTGGAGCTCCCGGTCTGGCCAATGGGGCCGACTTCATCGCCAGGATACCGCAGATGATTCGCGTGGGCGAGGGCAAGTACCCGGAACGGGTTACGGTCACCCCCCTAGCTGGCGGGGGCGGTGGTGGCGGCCAACCGATCATCATCAACTTCAATGGTCCGGTCACTCATCCTCAACAGGCGCGCGAGCAGGCACAGATCGGCGTCCTCGAGGGTCTGCGGGCCAGGGGGTTGTGATAAATGGCATATTATCTCTTGTCCTTCGCCGGGCACTCGATCCCTCTGCTCGATGCCGATCACGATATTGGCACAGGTCCGGCGCCGGCGTACCTGTTCCCCCTGCCGGGGGGGGGATCCTATGATCCCAAGCTCACTGACCAGGTGCTGCGGCCCGCCTATCCGGTAACGGCCAAGGGCGTGTACGTGGCCGCGAGCGAGTCGGCTCTGGCGACCGAATATCAGACCTGGCGCAGCTACATTGGGGTCAGGGGATCGCTTATTCGCTACAGTGGCGGAGGGGCGTCGCATACCGCGACCGCTCGCGTGCAGGAAGTGCGGGCCACGCGTCGGCCAGATTACCCGTTCGCCCTGCAGTTCGAAATCGAGTTCGTGATGGTCAGCCCCTGCTGGAACGGGACGCACCGTAATACCCTGGAGTACCTGGACAACTCTCCCAAGGTCATTTCCTGCCCCAACGCCGGCGACTACCCGGTCTCCAACACCATCATTACCCTGACTGCGGCAGGATCGGCGATCACGAATATCCTGATCGGGGTCAGCGCTCAGTTCGAGATTAACTGGGCGGGTACGTTGGCCGCAACGAAATCTCTGGTGATAGATTGCGGGGCGCTATCGGTCAAGAACGATGGCGTGGACGCCTATTCCGGTTTCAGTCGCACGGCCAACCACAAAATTAACGAGTGGCTTAGGATGTATGTGGGCTATAACAACATCACGGTAACCCGCACCGGGGGAAACAACTCCAGCGCGATTACTTTCGACTATTACGACGGATGGGCATAGGAAATGGGTTTACCAGCTGCCTGGGTTGACATCTACAATTCGGCGGGAACGACCAAGCAAGGCGATGGCCCGATCCGCACGCTCACGGAGTGGAATTCGCATCCCTTGCTTGACAAGTCTGGCGAGTTCACCTTCACCATGCCCGCCGATGACGCCCGGCGGCTCCTGCTGGTAGAGAAACGCCAGGCGTGGTGCTACACCTCGCACAAAGGCGTGGATACCCTAGTGGGGGCGGGGATCATTGACCGCATCGAGTACCAGAAGAGCGAACAGGGGGAGCCAGGGACGGTCGTGGTAAGCGGCAACGACCTGTTGTATGAACTGGCAGGGCGCGGCGTGGGCAACCTCAAGATCTGCGAGCAGGGATATACCTACCTCGACTCCGACCGAGGCATCGTCGGGACGATGACCCCTGGTAGCCCTGCCTGGCATCACGCGGCAGACATCCACGACGCGAACCTGAGCACCTACGATAACATCCACATCTCCGTCATTCAGGCGGGCTTTGAGTATCTATATGTGGGTTACGACGCCCGGATGTACAAGCTGCGCGTAACCGTCGGACCTTCCCCCAACACCTACACCTCCGTCCTGCACATGCAGTATTTCAGTACCGTAAACGGATGGGTTGATATCACCATCGCTGATGGGACATCCTCCGGGGGCAAGACGCTGGCGGTGACCGGGGAGATCACCTGGACGGATCCTGGCGCGGACTGGATCCGCGTGCAGGCCGAGGAGAGCGCCGGCAACTGGTATTTTGTGCGGTTCCATCTGAATAGCGGTTCGTGTCCTGGGGCAGATATCGCGGAAATAGAAGCCTATGCCGACATCCCCACGACCAACGGCATTGCCCTGATCATGGCTTTCGCCCCGGCGGGATGGACGACGACTGAGCACACGGTCACGGCCAAGACCGCCTACCTGGAGTTCAACGATAACACCGTCCTGGCGGCGTTGCAGGCGCTGGCCGAGGCTACTGGCGAGCACTTCCGATTAGGTTCGGGCCGCGACCTGGACTGGCTGCAAACAGACACAGCTGATGCCTCTATCCGGCTGGTATCCGGGGGTTCCCCAGGTGCCGTGGAGGCCAACACGGCTGTGGCGATTATCGGCCCACTCAAGGAGATACGGGATGCCTACCCGCTGATCTCGCGCATTATCCCCTATGGTGGGGGGATGGGCACGGCCCGACCCACGCTGGCGCAGACGGACAAGTCCCCACCTTCTGGCTACACTCTGGATACGGTCAACAACTTTTTACGCTGTGACGCCACTGAGGGCAGTTATGGGCGGATCGAGAAGGTGGTGTCGTTCCCGAACGTTATTTCCCTGACGCGAGACAGCAAGACCGAGGGGCTGAAACTTACCAGCAACCAGCTCTACGACGCAGGCTACGAGTACCTGAAGGATCACAAAGATCCACAGTATGCCTACGAAGCATCGGTGGAGGTGTTCGGGCTGGCCCTGCTGCCCGGCCAACGGGTCAAGATGGAGTGCGAGGAGTGGGTCGCGGGCACGAAAGTGACGGACATCAACAAGTACGTCTATATCATGGGGGCCACGCACTCCCTCAATGCCGCCGGCCTGTTCACCTCGGCTTTGGAAGTGGCCACGGTCTTCCATAAGCCCAAGACGGATGGCGACGCAGTCGTGGATAATATCCGCACCGTACAGGAAATCGTCTCTCAGGGCGGCTCAGTGACTGTGGAGCGGGTGATTACGACGATCTCCAGCGACAACGTAGACATCAACGGCGGGGAGATTGACGGGACACCGATCGGCGATGACTCGCCATCATCGGGCAAGTTCACCACGCTATCGGCCCTCAACGTGCCGACGCTCCCGGCCCAAACCGAGAACAAGTTCTTCGGCGGCCCTGCAGCGGCTCCCGCGGCGGTGCCGGACTTCCGGGTGCTGGCCTGGGCAGACATCTCCGCTATTGCCGTGCCGACCTCGCGGCAGATCATTGCCGGCGCTGGCCTGACCGGGGGCGGCGACCTGAGCGCGGATCGCACGCTGAACGTGGGCGCGGGGACGCTGATCACGGTCAACGCGGATGATGTGGCGCTCTCTGTCGGATCAGCGCAGTACCAGGTTCCGGTCACCGGAGCCTCGCCGTTCACGCCGGGGTGGACGCTGCTGAGCACATTCGCCGGCGCGGGGTTGGCCTGGGGCAGCGGGGTATTCGATGTGGGGGCGGGTGACGGCATCGCCGTGGCTGCCAATGCCGTGGCCGTGGCGCTATCCACGGCGGCGGGCCTGCAGCTGGCGGGCACACCCAAGACCCTGGAGATGGGCGCACCTTCGACGGCCACAGCCGCCAGCACTAACGCGGTCAGTGCCGCAACTCACAGCCATGCCGTGACGGCTACGGCGGATGGGGCGGCAAACCATAGTACACTGCTCAAGTCCGGGACGTCGGGCGAGCTGCAACTGGATTACGCCGACCTGCTCACTGATCTGACTGTCCCTGAGATCAACGCTGCGGCCGCTCTGACCCTGAAACCCGCAACCGATCTGATTTTGGACCCGACCAGCAACCTGGTCAAGCTGACCAACGCCGTTTCCATCCAGGCCGACAACTTTGCATCCCAAACGACCGGCTGGCGCGTCACCTACGAGGGCGCGGGGGACTTCCGCTACCTGTTCGCCGACGAGATGCACGTCAAAAGCTTCATCGCCGACTTGGAACAGGCGCTGGCCGGCGGGCAGATCATCTGCAAGTCGGTCTCGACTCTGGCGGTGGCGTACACGCTCCCGGCGGCCGGCGGGGCCAGTACGGTGTGGATCAAGGACCTGCCAAGCGCGGAGAACATGGCCGTATTCCAGAGCGGCGACCTGATTCGCTTCCGGCAGTTCTCGCGGGCGGCCGGAGAGCTTACAGTGGCCGACGCCTGGGGGGTAGTGACGGCCTACGCTGACCAGGCCAACAAGATGCAGACCTGGACGTTTACTCGTTCAGCCGGGGGCTTGGCAGGCACGGCATCGGGCGTCATCCCGATAGACGCCATTGTGCTGGACTATGGAGTGACGGGGAATGGATACTACGAGGTCAACGCCATAGACGGGTTGTATGCGGACAATAGCCCCTATGCACAAGTCGTCACTTGGAACAGTCATCCATTGACGACTCTGGCCGTGCGTATGCGCATGGGCAACTTGCACGGAATCTTCTCGGTGGACAATGAGCATGGCCTCTTCGCGGGCACTGGCGTGGCAACGACCAGCCGTTACCTGCGAATCAGCAATGAGGGGGCAGGTCTGCACAACATTCCCCTTATGCTTTATGCGGGGGGCGCGAATCCCACTATCAAGTTAGACGGTGGAGTGGTCGCCGGTGCGCCAGTAGAACCGTACATAGCTATCGGCGCGACGCTGCCGACCGATCCATTGGTGGGTGATGGTATATGGATGGGTCTTGATCCCGGCACTGCTGATTACGAGTTCCGCGTCGGCACAGTCGTGGCAGGAACATTGGTCAAGGGCATCCACTGGGACGGGACCAGCCTGGACATCCGGGGCAACCTGATCGTCGGGCCTGGGCACGGGTTCGTGCTGGAAAGCCCCTCGATGGTCTGCGCCTATGATGGGCCGAGGCCCTACGCGACGGACTACCAGGTTGACCTGTCGGGCCACTTGGGGCAGAAAGGCACAATCGTAGGCGCAGTCATCGGCAGGCCGGGGAAGTTCTCGAAGGCGCTGCAAACGGGCGGGGCGGCGACCAATCTGATCTACAACCCGGTGTTTGGCGGAACGTATTCCAGCGGCCTGGCACCCTCGGTAACCGAGAGCGATGCTGGAGCTACAATCACGCCGACCGAAAACACGGACATGGCGTACATCGAGTACGGCACAAAAAGCCAGAAGTTGGTGTTCACCGGAAGCGGCAGCTACTACGTCCTCCTCGATCACGGCACGATGACCAACAGCACGACGTACACATGGTATCTGCGATTTTACCTCGCCGCGGGCAGTTTCCGCGTCATGAGCAACCTGGGCTCCGGCAGCCATTACGAGGACTTTAGCACTCTGGGGTGGAACACCTACTGCTATACTGGCGCAACGGCTGGGTCTGGCTCCAGCTTTGAGTTCTACCTCTATAGTGCAGCGGGGGCCACGGTTTACCTCACCCGTAGTCAGATCACGACCCTGGCCTATAACACACCCCTCATCTCCGGCGACTTGCCGGGCCACACCTGGGCGGGAACGGCCTACGCCTCTACGAGCGCGCGAGTAGCATCCTACGTCACCTATGTCATCGGCGACGTGATTAAGAACGCCCGCAAGGGTAGTGTCGGTCTCTGGTATTACTGTGAGGGTTGGAATACCGGGTTCTTATGGCAAGCAGGGAACGGCAATGAGCAGTTGGACGCGCATGTCAATCCAAGTGGGATCCTTATTTTCCGCGTTAGGGGCTACTCTGCAAGTTTGGCATCAGGCACGGTACGAGCCTGGCATCATGCGGTCTGCACCTGGGATTCCGATTCGGATTTGATGTATGTCTATGTGGATGGCCTACCGAGCGATCACGCGCATTTCGAGGCGATTGCGCCGACGTTACACGCCAGCACTTTCGCTACAGGCTGTTCTGTACCCCTTGGTACGACAGTTGGGCATCCGGGTTATCTCTGCGATCTTTTTGTCACCGAGGCGGTGCTGACTGCCGACCAGGTGCGGCAGATATACCAGTCGGGCCTGCCGGTAGTAGCGACGCGCAACCCGATGTCGTTATTGTTGACCGGCGCGGGCAGGGGCAAGGTGGAGGGCAGCGCCGGTGGCATCTTCGGCCTGGACAGCGCCGGCAAGCCTACCTTCTCGCTGCTCAATGAGGCAACCACAGTCAATGGCGAGGCGTTGGGGATCGGGGATGTGTTGTTGGGCGACAACACGGCGTCAAAGGCGAACCTGCTATGGGATCAGAGCGCGGGGAAGTTGCTGTTCCGGGGCGGCACCACGATGCAAGTGGAGATCGGCACGGACGGGAAACTCAGCGCGGGGGGAGGCCACGTTCTACTCTCGGCGGCAGGGATCGCCATCTCGGCTGTTACAGATGCCTACAGTTCCGTCGCAGAGTACGGCTTCGATTATGGCGGAGCGCGTGAAGCGGGGTTCTATACGTATGTGACAGGCGGTACACATTATGCCCACCTGGATCTCTATTCGTTGACCGGACGGAACGCCAATATGATCGTGACCACCAACTGCCCCGCCGATAAAGAGTCCCAGATCCTCATCATCGCGGGGAAGAATGGTGCAAGTGTGGCGACGATAGAGTTGGTGACGACCAACTCCGGGGAGCTCCGATTTACTGCGGGACGCCTGGGCTTCTACGATACCGTGGCAATTCCTAAACAGACTGGCGTTCCGGTAACTGCCGCCGGCGTGCATGCGGCGTTGGTCGCATTAGGATTCATCGAAGCATAAGGAGGGACATGGATCATGTACTTAGCGCGGCCAGGCAGAGGGCTGTGCTTTCGATCGCGAAGGAGCAGGCGCAGGTTCGCGAAGCAGCACAAAAGCAACTCGTGGAGTTAGAAGGCGCTCTCAAGGAATTGTGCGCTCTCTACACAAGCGCGGCAGGGCTTTTGGGGGAGTGGCAGTTCGCGCAGAACGCGGGGGGCGAGATCGTCCTTCGGCCAGTGACTCCGCCGGAGCCACAGCCGGAAGCGGCAAAGGTGATTGATGGCAGTGGAGATAGTCAGGCGCGCTAGGAACTATACTATCGAGCGCGACCCGGCGTGGAAGCCGGGGCGTCATCGCGCCACGTATACGTTGCATGACCAGTGGTATCAGGACGAAAGCAACCAGTGGCAAGCAGTTGATGAGAACCTGGTCAACAGCGACCTGCCCTCCTTCGCGCACATGGCAAAGGCGATGGCCCATGCCATCTATGCTAAGACGGACGGCACTCGCCGCTGGTATCCGCGCCGCAACGTCAGCACCGAGTATGTAGAGTTTGGCAGGCCGCAATACTGGACCGGCTCCGCTTGGGCTGATCTGCCGCTCAACGCGCCCACGCGCGCGGGCAGTACAATCCTCTGGGACCAAACCAACTTTTCCCTCCGCGTCGAGGTCAACTGGCATCGCGTAAAGCTTGACGTTGTGCTCAAGACCGCTGCCGCCGCTCGCCGCATTCGCTGGCCTGTCAGCTTGACCGGCCTCACTTGGAACAACTGGCGGGTGCTGTCCGAGGCTGAGGTTGTCGGCGTGGTCTACAGGCCAACGGGCGCGGACGCGAACGGCGTCCCTATCGCTGTCAGCACGTCTTATGCTGGTGGATACGTGGAGTTCACCGCCGATTTCACGGGCGCGGTTTACCCGGTGACGATTGACCCCACGATGACCCTGCAACCGCAAGGGACGGTGGGCAAAGACTGCTATCTCTATAGCACACAACCGACCTGGAATAGCGGCATCTCCGACCATCTGGAAACAAGACCGGCGGCTATGAGCTCCTTACTGGAGTTTGACCTGAGCGTGCGACACCCTTCAGACGTGTGTGTTAGCGCCACGCTCTACATGACTGTCAACTACCTGGACGCCGGTGGGTCTCGCACGGTCAACGTCTACTCCGTGGCTCAGGCCAACGAGGACTGGGTTGAGGGCACCAAGAATGAGGCGGTTGCTGCGGTGGGCGAGTCTACCTGGGACTGGAAAAGGTACGCTACCGTGGCTTGGCCGGGATCAGCTGGCTGTCAGACATCGGGGACGGATTATGAATCGAGCTTGCTCGGCACTTTCACTGTCGTTGACAGCGCTCCAGTGGGTACAGAGTATTCTACAGCGCTGACCGCATCGCGGGTAGAAGACTGGTTTGGGCCAAGCAACACGAACTATGGTCTGGTGCTCATAGGCATCACGGGCACCAATAACTTTCTGGCGAGCTCAGACCATGCCACGGCCGCCTATCGCCCCAAGTTGGTAGTGGAATATACCACCACCCTGGCTTTTCCGACTTTCAAGGCATCGGGGGTATACGTTTATGGAACGGGAGCATTGTCAGTCCCGTTGCCAACCGCGCCTAATGCTCCTGTTGCCGGAGACATCGCCATAGTCGTCGTGGAATCGGAAAATCAGGCCATATCGCTAAGCTTTGCGGCAGGGTTCGTAGAGTTGGGCGCTCAGGCGAACAAAGCGGCTGGGACGGGAGGGGTCAACCCCGCATCCAGGATCGCGGTCTACTGGAAACGCTGCGTTGGCTCTGACGGCGATCCGACAGTTGCAGCCCCAGGCGACCACGCAACCGCACAGAGTTATCTATTCAGCGGGTGCAAGGCCTCGGAAAACCCCTGGAATGTGTATGCAGAGGGCAACGATGGTGGGGCGAACGACCTGACGGGTGTTATCCCAGGGGCGACAACGACGGTTGATGCTTGCCTGCTCGTGCTCATTTGCTCCACCAGCTACAACAGTAGTAGCACGACAGAGTTTAATAACTGGGCCAATGCCGGTCTCGAGTCCATCACCGAGCGGGCGGACAACTGCCGCACCACCGGCCTGGGCGGTGGGCATGGCATGGCGACGGGAGAGAGGGCGAACGCCGGGGCCTATGGCAATACCACTGTAGACTTGGCCCACACGTCTTATAAGGGCGCAATGTCCATCGCCCTGGAACCTATAGTCACTGGCGCAACGGTGAACCTGGCCAAGGTGATCCTGGCCGGAAGCGGGAAGTTACTGGATGTGCAGCCGGGAGCAATCACCAAGACGATGGATGCGCTGGTTCTGGCCGGGTCTCCCAAGCTGCTGGACGTGACCGGCGCTATATCGCTAATGATGGACGCCCTTACCCTTTTGGGCGCGCCGAAGGCGGCCACGGTTACGCCAGGGGCGGTTACAAAGGTGATGGATGCCCTGCTGCTGATAGGTAGCCCGAAGCTCCTGGATGTGCAGCCGGGCGCAGTATCTCTGGCGATGGGTGCGCTGGCATTGACCTCATCCGTTCCCGACGCGGCGGTAGTGGCGGTTGTCACCCTGGCCCTGGACGCGCTGATCCTGAGCGGGGCCGCAAAGACCCTGGATGTCACGCCAGGGGCGGTGGCCGTGGTGATGGATGCGCTGACCCTGCTGGCGGCGGCGAAGGTTCTCGATGTTCAGCAGCCTGGAGCGCCTGCCACCCTGGACATGCAGACGCTCATCCTGGGGGGTGCAGCCCCGATCCTCGACGTGCAACCGGGAGTGGTGGCGCTAGTGCTCAATGCCGTAAGCCTGGCAAGCGTTGCGTTGGGGCTAGATGTGGGGCCGGGCGCTGTGGCGTTATTGATGGATGCGCTGACACTGCTCAGCACGCCGTTCGGGCTGGATGTGATTCCGGGCGCGGCCACATTGGCTTTGCACGCATTGACCCTGCTATCGGCGGCGGAAACGGCGACGGTCACGCCGGGGGCCGTGGCCAGGGCGATGGACGCCCTGAGCCTGATCGGAGCAGCGGGCACACTCGATGTGCAGCCAGGCGTGGTGGCGCTGGCCATGCAGGCTCTCAGCCTTCTGGGATCTGCCCTTGGCCTGGACGTGCAAACCGGCGCAGTGGCCCTGGCGATGCAAGCCTTGGCCCTGGTAGGCGAGACGCCAACGCTGTCCGTCATGATCGGCGGGATGATCGCCCTGGATAGGCTGATCCTGTCCGGCTCGGCGCGGGCGTTGGACGTCTCGCCGGGAGCGGTGGCCCTGGTGCTGGATGCGCTCACGCTGGCCGGGGCAGTGAAAGGGTTAGATGTGCAACCCGGAACCGTGGCCCTGGCCCTGGATGCGCTGGCGATGGTCTCAGTGGCGCGAGTTGCCATGATCATGCCGGGGGGTGTGTCCCTGCTGTTGGATGCGCTGGCTATCATTGCGGCGACGCCGGGGATGGACGTTAGTCCGGGGGCCGTGGCCATCGCCCTGAGCGCGCTGCCCCTGAGCGGATCGGCGCGGACGCTGGCATTGCTGCTGGGCGAAGTCTCCGTGCAACTGGACGCGCTCGTCCTGGCAGCGGCAGCGGGGCAGGCGACGATCTCCAACCTCACTGGCCTTTACATCTGGATGGGCGTCGCCCACTTGGCCTCGTTGGCCCCCACCGTGGACGTCGTGAACCGCTACTTGGCCCACATTGACATCAGTGAGATGCTGGTCAATCGGGTGACGTTGAGCGAGCTACAAGTTGGTGGAGTGACGTTGAGCGAGTTGCAACTCTATGTGGTGGTCATAGAGGATAAACTGGCAGGAGGTGATGGATGAGGGATCGCAGAGATATCGAGGCGCGGATCGGTTTGGGGGAATGGCTTATCCAGAGCATAGCGAACGACCCCGACCCGCGCAGGGATCAGGCCATCGCGCACCTGCGCGAGCAGATCGAGACGTTGCGAGCGGAACTGGCGGCGCTTCCGCCAGATAGACCACAGGCCAGCGGGCCGGTGGACCAAATCATCGGGCTGAAAACACTGTCTGTGAAGTCTGAAATTGGAGGGCAAAATGGCTGAGGGCGACGGATTTATTATGGGCGTGTTCAAACATCAAGTGATGGAGGGGATCTACAACCTCCAGAGCGCAAACCTGAGAGTGTGCCTGATCCACGGCGCGGCCCCGATCATGGACACGGATACCTGCCTGGCAGACATCATTGACCAGGAGGTGGCGGGCGCGGGCTACACCACCAAGGGAGAGTTGGTAGGGACGCCGTTGGTGACGTATGAGGCGGGACTCGATCTGGGCAAGTTCGACGGCAACAACGTGACTTGGACGGGCCTGTTGCTCACGACGCCGGCGGACGCGATCCCCGACTGGGCCGTGTTGTACGACGATGGGATCACGACCCCATCGGCGGACATGCTCATCGCCTACTGGGCGCTGACGACCGTGACCAACGGGGGGAACTACACACTCGCCTGGCACGCGGACGGAATTATCACATTGACATAACGCCAGCGTAACACGCCAGAGAGGAGGCGGGATGGCCAACGAGTATCCCTTGGGTAATGTGATCCGGGTGCTGGGGGCTTTCACGGACGAGGATGGGAAGGAGATAGATCCCGCAGTAGTTTGCTGCCGGGTACGGAACCCCCAGGGGTCAGCCACGCTGTATACCT